TGTCGCCATGAAGCAGTTCATGCAGAAGTCGGAGCGCGCCAAGCCAGTCGACCGTGAAGGGCAGGAACAAGCGGCGTTGATGACCGAGTTGCGGATCCGCATGCCTGAAGTCGCTGACTTGATCTATCACGTCCCGAACGGCGGCCATCGCGTCAAGGCCGTAGCCGCGAAGTTGAAGGCCCAGGGCGTAAAGGCCGGTATCCCTGATCTGGTTTTGCCAATGGCCCGCGGCGGGTTCTTCGGTTTGTACATCGAATTCAAGGCAACGCCGCCGAACGACGCCGCGATTTCGTCCAGCCAGCATGAACGCATTCGCAAGCTCAATGCCCAGGGGTATCTGGCGGTGGTGTGCCGCGGGCACTTCGACACGATGGAGCAGATCCGCGCCTACCTTCGGCTCGCTCCTACAGTGGTGGCCGCATGACCAGCGCCGCCGTGAAGATGTCCGACGCCGAGATAAAACGGCAGGCTGCCGGCGATGTCCGGGATCTGCGCGACATCGAGAATCGCGGCCTGTACCTGCGCTTCACCCGGGCTCGCGCACGTGCCTCCTGGTACCTGGTGGTGAAGGGGGAGTGGAAGCGAATAGGCGCCTTCCCGGACCTCAACACCAAGCAGGTGATCGCGGCGCTGCCGGCCATCCGCCTGCGGCTGGAAGCCGGGACCGGCGCGAACCTGTCGAAGTGGGCCACTGTCGGCGAGCTGCTGACCTGGTATGCAGAACGCATGTCCCGCGACCGCAACCTCTCCAGCAAGCGCAAGAAGACCGGCGCGTCTGCCATCAAATGTCACCTGATGCCGCGCCTGGGTGACCTACCACTGACCGGCATCGACAAGGCGACACTCGACAGCCAGCTCATGTGGCCGCTGCAGGAAAGCATTTCCATCGACTACGTGCGCTCGGTGTTCCAGCTGCTGGCCCTGGCCTTCCGGCAGGCGTTCAAGCTGGGGCTGATCTCTGCCAACCCGATGGCGACCATCAAGTTCAACGACTTCTCCAAGGCCAAGGTCGGGATCAAACCGTCGCGCCTTCGTGGCGTGCAGCTGTCGGGCGTGCTGGAGCAGCTTGCCGCCGTCATCGTGGCTGAACCGCTGGATGCCATGTTGGCTTTGATGATGCTCTGCCACGGCACGCGCATCGGCGAAACCCGGCAGGCACGCTGGTCACACATCAGCCTGGCCGAGCGTGAGTGGTTCATTCCGGCCGAACACACCAAGACCGGCGTCGAGCATCACCTGCCATTGACCGAGCAGGTGTGCGCACTGCTGATGCGGTACCGCGACGGTCAGTACACCCGCGGCTACGACGGCCAGTTCCTGTTCCCGGCGCGCAACGGCAAGGCCCTGAGCGAAGGCCAGGCCAGCGCCGTGTTCGCCCGGTTGGGGCAGGGCGAGTGGACCAGCCATGACCTACGCAAGGTGGCCCGTACCGGTTGGGCTGACCTCGGCATCGACCATCTAATCGGCGAGCTGCTGATCAACCACGCCATGGGTCACAACGTGAAGGTGTACATCCAGTCGGACGTGATGCGGCGCAAGCGTGATGCCTTGCAACAGTGGCACGCCCATCTAGACCAGAAGGGTTTTGCCCTGATTCACGGATTGACCGGCTTTAGAACGGGAGATTCCGGTAATGCGCCGGAAGCCACGGAACACAAGGCCTGTGAGGCCCTTCAAGAATCAACCATAGGCGAGGTTTAAAAATGATGATTTTGCTCGATAAGGCATCCGGCCTCGCCGTGAATCCAGCCGAAATCAGCTCGATGCGGTATGAGGACTGGAATGGCGGTAAGCACCTGGTGCTGACCATGCAAACCGGCAAGGAGCTTTCCGTGCAGCACTGGCCTTATGGCGATGGCCCAAACGTCTACCGTCTGCACGAGCAGCTACTGGGGGCTCAATGAAGAAGAGCCATGGATCACTCCAGAAGCGCGAGCTGAAGTTCATCGTCGAATGCAACATCTGCCTGGGCAAGGGCTTGCGGCTCGGGATCTTTCACTATCTTGAGTGCGAGCACTGCCTGGGCTCCGGCTGGGTATGCGGCCACACCCTCCAGACTCTGCCGTTGAGCGACGTTGTACCGGTACTCAACGCGCGCTTGAAGGACGCGCTCACCGAGATCGCCAAGGCGCGCCATGTCATCGGCGGTGCCCAGGAGCAATACGAACAGAACAACCGCCGCGGGGCCGGCGGAACGAACTTCACAGGGGATTGAGCGATGGGTATCTATAAAGACGTGATGGGCACACTGGTGCGCGTACTGGCCGCCGACAACATCGACAACAGCACGAAGCAGTCCTGGCAGAAGCTGATCGACGCTGACCTTCGCCAAGGTGGTTCCGGCAGCACTCTTTCACCCCGGGACAAGTTCGATTACGACTGCTGCCTTTACGCGCTGCTTCATCGACAGCTTGAGCCGGCCCAATGGGATGTCCTGGTCGCAAAGTACTCTACCCACAAGGCGAACAAGGTTGCCGCCATTGGCCGCTTGGTATCTCGAATGATCTCCCCGGCGCCGCAGCTATTCGTCTACAAGGCACTCACTGCCTGGGCTATTCCCAAGCTCAAGGGCATCCAGACCGGCAAGCGTTCCACCGACATGATCGTCCTTCCTGCCGAGTTCTACGACATGAACACCTGGGATCTCGCCGGCTCACCGGAGCGCACTCGCCGCAACTGGAGGGCAGGAGTCCACAAGCGGTTGGAGCAGCTCGAAGAGGCGGCAGTCATCCATGCGACCGAGATATTCGACCAGGAACAAATCTTTGTAGATGCCGCTTGACCGTGATGGCCGACTGGCCGTAAATTAACCCCATCATGTCGATCTTGCGCGTTATGAGATACGACACAAAAAGCCTGGCCATTGAGTCGGGCTTTTTTTGGTTCGATAAACCTGCTCGCCCTGGCGAAGATATTGGCCTTTGGCTACTATCCTGAACATTGAGTATTTCTATCCAGGGATGGTGAGCGCGATGAGTGATCAAGATGGTTGGCACAGAGATTCAAAAGGGAATGAGCATTTTTACTCTCATGATGCCGAATGGGCTAATAGAGACATTCGCCAAAAGGAAGCCGCGCGCGCCTCTTCGGGTTCATCATCTAACCGTGGCTCTAATGACGCTGCGAACCGCTTTCAGTTCATCATCTCAATTGCGGGCGCAGCTTGCCTCCTTGCAGCTCACAAACTCTGGGTTGTTGTGGAAAAGTCAATGAAGGTGTCTGGGTATTCGCCCGTTGTGTCAGATCGAGTTGGATTGGCTGCGGCCTTAGCTCTGATTGCTCTAGGCGGCGTACTGGTGTGGAAGGCTCCAGGTTATCTCGGTAAATCTATTGTCTGTATCTCGTACGCCCTTATCACGGGCTACCTCATTCTTTAACGCGTTATCCCTTAACACAGAGCCTCGGCATCCGCCGGGGCTTTTTCGTTTTCGGCTCCACCACAACGATCGCTCCGAGTTGGGAGTGCTGCTGGAGCCGGACCTATACCGCTCCCCGCGAGGGAGGAATCCGAGATGCCGAACATGCCCGACAAACCAGACACCTGGCTTATCGCTGTGGCCTGGCTGAGCCAGCATGCCCCGATGTTCTATGCCGCAACGCTTTCGTGCTGGATTGCCTTCCTGCGTGTCATCTACGGCGGCGGCGGACGGCGTCAGGCCATGCTTGAGTCCTGCCTGTGCGGCGCGATCACAGCCGGGGCATTCCCGCTGCTCGAATACTTCAACCTCCCATCAAGTCTGGCGGCAGCTCTCGGCGCCGTCATCGGCACCCTGGGGGTGAAGAAGGTGGCCGACCTGGCCGACCGATTCACTGACTTCAAATTGCCCAAGCGGTAGGAGTAACCGATGCAACTGATCGACAACTGGAAGCAAGCATTGAGCATGACCAGTGTTCAGGCAGGTGGTGCTATCGCAGTGCTTGGCGTGGCTGAGCAACTGATGCCGCAACTACAGGCTGTGCTGCCTCCGGTGGCCTACGGGGTGCTGGGCCTCCTGGTGATGATCGCCCGAGTCGTGCTGCAGCCGAAGCTCAGAAAGTAGCTCGCGACACGTTTCGCGAATAGGCAAGTTGTGTCGCCCAAAGGTCAATCAAGTATGTCTCGACTTAAAACTTTACCGCCTCGAATTAAGCAAACCCAAGGACGACCATTCGCTGTCCCCATCGCAGATGGAGGTGCAGATGGCTGGGGTTCGGGCCGTGGTGGTCGACCTTGGCGACGTAAGCGTGCCGCGATCCTGATACGTGACGAGTACACCTGCCAAACCTGCGGCATCATCACGTTGCAGCTCGAGGTCGATCACATTGTGAACCGCGCTCGTGGTGGGTTGGACGACGAAGAGAACCTTCAGGCGCTCTGCATCCCGTGCCACAAGCAGAAGACCGCCGCCGAGTCGGCCGAGGGGGCGGGGCGAGCGTGATGTCCGACGATTTCGTCGGTCCAATGCGAATCGGTATCGATTGGGTTCTGTGGCACGCCAGTGCCCCGGGGCGGGTCGAAACCATGGAAGATTTTGCATAGGACACCGCCCCCGACCGCACGGACAGATTTTTTCCCCCACACAGGTTTTTTGTTAATGGCGTTAACAACCAAGCAGCGTGCTTTTGTCGACGCTGTGAGGGGAGGTGCGTCCAACAAAGATGCAGCGATAGCCGCAGGATATGCGGCCTCCAGCGCGTCGGTCGCCGGTTCACGATTGGCCAAACACCCGAATGTCCTCGCCGCATTGGCCTCTTCACCCATTAACAAAAATGTTAAAGCCGGCCCCAAGCCGGTAAATGAAAAACCGCCGGCCGAAAACCTAGCCCGGGGTGATGTCGAATCCTCTTTCGACTTTTCCAAGGCGATGACATTTACCGATCCGAAAGCATTCTTGATCGCGACCATGAACGACTACGACGCGGACGCGAAGCTTCGGGTCGACGCAGCGAAAGCACTCATGCCGTTCATTCATCCGCGAAAAGGTGAAGGCGGCAAAAAAGAAGAAAAGGAAG